ATGCAATATTGCATTAATTTTGTATAGCTCTTTTCACAAACTTCAAAAGAATAAGATTTTACCTCAACAGCATGATTTTTCCATCTATCAAAACCAATAAATCTCACACCAGATCCAACAGCTTCATAAATTAACGTTCTGTTGAAACTTTGTGAATCAAACTTCATGTAAACATGGCTGTAGGGCGTACCCATATAACACCGGATTATCCAGCTACCAATTGCAAATTTTTTAGTAGATTTAGAAAATCCAATGGTTATTTTTCTCATGTGCGTGGTATTTGAAGATAATCTTCAATTTCATTGCGAACAGCTTTTAATTTCTCAGTCGTAATCAAAACACCATCTGGTTGGATATTGTTGATCTCAGTTATGGCAACGTAAAGAGAGCCGGTATTTAAAGCTGCCTGAACCTTTGCTGTCTTTATCGTGATTTCTTGAATCTGTTCAATAGAATACCCAGCCAGAACATTTGCAGCCCCATATCGAGCTATCACTCTAGTTCCAAAAGATCTGGCTGCTAAGATTCTGTTTGCCACTGTATCTAGCAAAGTGCTTATTGGTACATGAGATGCGACTACTTGATTTAGAACAGCCTGTTGGTTATTGCTTAATTGAACAGCAGTGTTAACAACAAAATGTGTATTGGAGATCAAGTCCATGCTCATCATTGGAATTCCAGCAGCTGCTATTTCTAAATTCAATTTTTCAAGATTGTATTCTTTGTTGTATGAATAACTGTACATTAGCCTACCCTCAAAATATGCATTGTTCTAACTTGAACAGTGGTGGTTCCAGCTGAGCGTCTACCTCTAATTTCAATTGCCTGAGTTCCATCGACTGTAACTGTTCCAGTAGTTCCAAAATATGGAGAGCCTGGAGTACCTGCGTTTGAATAGGTAAATGATTTATTGGAATTGGTATTAATTGTTCCACCTGCATAAATTGCAAAACCTAATGTGGAATTGGCGTTTGTCGCAGTTACCGCTGCATCAAAATGAACCCTGTAGGTTCCAGCAGGTGGTGTAATCGTCATTCCAGTAATCAAAACATTTGTCGTAGACGCAATTGACATGCCAGCTGTTGCACTTACCTCATTTGCGTAAGGTTCAAATCTAGTTCTTGCATACCAAGTTCCAGCTGCAGTTCCATTTCCTGTCAATATTAAATATGTCGTGCCAGTCACAGCTGGAGTTGTGTCTAATACTCCACCGGCATTGTCTTGAACAGCAAGTGTTTTTGTCGAACTATTTCTAATTTCATATTCTGCACCTACAGTTAAAGTAGTTGCATCTGGCATACGAATGATTTGTCCAGCTGTTGAGCCTGTAATGATTTGAATAGATGCACTTGCTGTTGTTAGTGTGGTTGTGGTATTCGCACTGGCAAAGGTGTCAAAATCCATTACCGTTCTACGTTTCTGCAATAAATCTACAATCCTTACGTCTCCGTTTTGACTAATTCTCATTCTTTCTACTGGTCCAGTAGAGCCAGAAGGAGTGGTCATAAAAATTAATCTACCAGGCATTGAACCAGCAGCAGCTGTTCCATCCACAGCAGCTCTTACAGAAGCGCCTGCTTGAAAATTTACACCATCAGATCCACGAAATTGAAGCCTACCAAGCTCATCATCTGCTGACAATAAACCTTGAGTGCCAATTGTAGCTCCTCTTGATTTAACCAAGTTGAATACTGGGGGTATAGAATCAGCAGAGTAGTGAATTGCTGCCATTTGAGTGTTTGCACCAGTAGTTCCAATAATTTGAAAAGCTGGTACTGTAGAGATACCGGTAATATCTATAGGAGTAGCGTTTTCACCTAGGATAAATTTTCCAGATGCGCTAAACTGACCATAGCGAATATTGTTTGTGAAAAAATTTAACGCGCTATTTTCATATTGAATAATTTCTGCGTTTCCAGCATTGTCAATTCCAATTTCTAACCCATCACCGGCTGTTTGTCCAGTAGTAGTGCCTGCTGTAAAACGAATGTGTCCACCAACACCAGTTCCACGATCAATATGAATAGTTGATTGTGGAGTTGCAGGTGCAGACAAACCAATTCCTAAGCGACCATTCGTTTGGTCCCATGTAAATTTGGTGGTGTCTGTTTTAACAAAACCATTAGAATCTGTGTAAACAATTGTATTTGCTTGAAGAGATGTTGTGCCAGTTGGAAGGCGTGGGATTGGAGTCCAGCCAGTATCTCCAGCAGCAGACTTTACCCACATTGCACCAAGTGTGTTGTTATCTAATAGAGCAATCGAGCCAATCTTAGCAGAAACGCCGCTCACTGTTGGGTCAGTGTCGACGGTCAGTACCGAGATTTGATCAACTGTCATTTGACCTAAGATAGCCATTTAAAACCTACCTTAGCTTAGTGTGATAATTTCGTAAGTAACAGTCCAAGTGATGTTGTTGTTTGCAGCACCAGTAACTCTGATACGCGCTGAAGTTCCAGACACGTCCATAGTTCCGTTCCATCCAAGCTGATCTTCATTTGTGTAATCAGTTTGTAGACCGTTAATTGTTACAGTTCCACCGATATTCTTGAACCGAGCTGTACGAATATAAGTTGCAGAATCACCATTTGAACCAGATGCACCACCAGTTCTACGTCCAACAATTTTCGCAATAACTACCATTGTTGAATCTGTAGGCACAGTGATTGACTGAAGAGTTGTTGCAGTAGCGTCTGTGGTGTTAACTTGTGCTTGGAACATTTCCCAGTTAGCATTTGAAGCACCAGCATCAGCATAGCGCACAGATCCACGGAAAATAGAAGCTCCGTTGACATCGATCTTACGACCGGCAACTGGAGTATTTGTTCCAACACCCAATCTAGAGTTTGTGTTATCCCAGAATAATTGAGCGTTGCTTTCGCTTAAAACTCCACTTGTGCCAGCAAAAATGATAGAGCCAGCGGTTTTACCACTGAGTGTAGCATTAACAAAAGTTGGAGATGCAGAAATTCGGATGTCTTGAACAGTGTCAAGTGTGATTGAACCAGCGCCGTTTGAAACAATAACGCTATTGAATGCACCTTGGGTGATGTTTGCTGCTACAGGAGCAGCACCAGTAGAACCAATCAATAATTGACCGTTTGTTAAAGCCGCAGCTTCAACAATAGCTCCACCAGAAGAAACAATGATTCGATTGTTGTTTAGAGTAGTGCCAGAATTCGTACCACCGTTTGCAATTGGCAATACGCCAGAAACGTCAGAAGCGGCTGTCAAAACAATTGTACCGTTTGACAAAACACCTGTTGCACTAGATCGTACTGGAGCAGCTGAATTCAAAGAAGAAATTCTTGCAGTACCAGTTACATGTAAAGTATCCGAAGGAGCACCATTACCAATGCCTAATCGAGTGTTAGTGTTATCCCAGAAAAAGTTTGCGTTAGAACCAATTTGACTAGAAGAGGTCCAGTAAGAAACTCGACCAGCAGCACCAGAACCCATTGCAAAAGTATCTGAAACATCTGGCAATGTGTAAGATCTATTAGATGTTAAAGAGGTAAGTAGAATTGTTGCAGTGTTTGCATTGGTTGGAGCTTTAAAAGACCATCCGTTACGAGCAGCTGCTACAGTAGCAAATGCAGTGATTACAGCATTTTCTTCAACTTCAATACCAGCTCCACCACCAGAAGCAGCAGCACCACCATTATTTAAAGTGATGGTCGGATCTGAAATTTCAGTAACTGTTGAGTTAATGGTAGTCATCGTACCATTAACTGTCAAGTTACCATTGATTGTCATGTCATTGCCGAAAGTTTTTGGACCATTAATGATCTGTCCACCTTCAGTCAATACGAAATCAGCCGCACTTACAGAGTTGCCTGGATTAGGAATGCTGTAAACGATAGCTACAGCACGACCTGCTTGGGCAACGTGAGAGACAACGATTGAGTTGGCATTTTGGATATACTCATCATCAACCTGGTTTCCGCTTGAAGGATAAACAGGCAATCGACCGGCAACACCAGTCAAAACACCACCGGCTACAGCTGCAGTATTAATCAAATCCCATGCTGTGTCGAGAGCACCGGTTTTAAGATATGCAGTTCCAGTTGAACCAGAATTGTAAGCAGCAATGGCACCAATGGGCGCACTTGTTCCAGCACCTGCACTAGGTACAGCATCGACCTGCAATACCTCTACTTCATTGTTGGTCAAACGACCGATAATATTAGCCATTGTACTACCTCATTACGGAAACGACCGATGTCATTTCCTTCCCTAAAGATTGCGTTTTTCGTAAGTCTTTCATAATTCTCAAATCCTATTCATTTGTTTCTACAGCTTCAATCTCTACATGTCCAGTCCAATAAGTATCTAAAATTACTGGAGATTTTACATAAATTGTAACTTCTGACACAGACATGGAATAAGAGACATCAAAGCCAGCTGCTGTTTTTTCAGTGTAATCACTTTGCCAAACCCTTGGGGTTTGTACGTTTGAGTTAGCTCTGTAAAAAGTGGCGGTTCTTTTAAAAACACCAAAGCCACTTTGGTCTGAAAGCCTACCAATCGCATGGAATTCGACCTTAACTATCGAATTTTGAGCAATTGGAATGGTAAAAGCCAATTGAGCTGTACTTGCCTGGGTTAAAAGAGACCAGGTTTCTTGTCTGAATCCAGAGCCTGCAAAGGCAGTGTGTGATTTTTGATGATAATGGTTTGCAGGAGCTGTTAGATCTGGTCCTAAACCAAAACGACCATTACTATCAACTAAAGCTCTGTGAAGATTATTGGTGCGAATTTTTAAAGGCTTGCTATCAATAGTTCCAAGGAAATTGACATTTGGGTCTGTACCATTATTTCCTTCTAATCGCCAAGAGACAGAATTGACGCTATCTGCAGCTTCTGTTGTTACGTACAAAATACCATCGTCAATACTTTGTTTAATTACTTGTGCTACGATACCACCAAGCGGTGTGGTGGTTAAATTTCCACCGGCATCGGAATATAATTGAGTGCCTGGTGCCCATGCTGAAGTGTTGACTTCAAACATGAATCCAAAACAACATACATTTCCACTTTTTCCATTTGGTGTTGTGTCGTACATCACACCAAAATTTGGATATGTATTGGGGTCGGCAATCACAACTTTTGGATAGGACGTTCCCATACCATCAAGTCTAACCACCTTTAAGGCATTTATTGAACCACCGGATTGGTTTTCAATTACCTCGTTTGTTGGTGCGTGGAGATCTCTTCCTCTTAATCTACTATGTAACATTACATCACCACTACATTTCCATCGTTATCAATAACGACGCGAGGCCCATCCTCAAGATAGTTGTTTGTTTGCACATCATATGTTTGAAATTTGTGTCCAGCAGAATTCCTATTGGCAGTTACAATCCTATCGGGATTGAATTGGCGAACCAAATCTAATTTTTTAGTAATTGGATTTAAAGATAACTCTTCTCGATCAGCAGGTCTTTTAATGTCAGCCATTATGTATCCTCAAATCCTTTATATCGAATAGCAAATTTATTAGGATTGTAAGAAACATCAATGTGGTGAATTTGCACACCGTTTAAGAAAAATTGATATTGTGTTGGAAAATCTTCCCCATCACGCACTATAACAACTTCATCAAATTCTGCTGGACCAATTTGATTACCACCTTCAACAATTGGAAGTGGATTTCCATCATTATACGATCGTCCTAATTCATCCACAGCGTGTGTACGAATAGCAACAACAGGCTCTTGTTCATAAATAGCCTGAATAATATCTTCTGGTCTTGGTTTTGATTTTTTCTGTTCAATGACAGTAAGAGTGGCGCTGTCAGCAACTAAATAGCCTGACAAGTCATACCGACTCATGAATTCACCCTTGGTTTCAATTGGACCAATAATAGCTTTGGTGAATGATAATACTTTTTTGATTTCTAATTTTTGTTCGGGTGGTTGTAAGCTTGCAGAATAGATCTTCACTTGCTGTTTTACACGCAATCCTTGTGTAGATGTAAGTGTAACGACACCATCAGCACCACCATTTGCTGTAAACGCAATAGGGCCTATGGAATCCCATAATCTTTCATTAGCCATTTCCAAACCTCTAACAGCCGACCCTTCGGCTGCGTTAATCGTTTTTAGTTACTTGTTCGTATGTTCAAGTACCAGCGCCACGATACTAGCGATAGCTGTAAGTACAGAAATGATTGAAACCAAATGAGCTTTGACCCATGCCTTAGCTTTCACCGGTTCTTCAAGTTTATTTAATCTTTCATGTGACTGATCAATTTTAGTCACGTATGATTGATATAAATCTTGTAAATCATCAGTTCTTTTAATATGATGTGCAATATCTTTTGTATTGATACTCACGGTAGTTTTTAGCTCTTTTACATCCATGTCCATTTGTTCTAAATAAACACTTTGTTTGGCTAATTCGGTACCGTGTCTTTTTTGATCATCGCGAACCTCTTTAAGAAGTTCGCGAATGTATCTTAATTCTTCTGTATTTGGCATACAGGACCACCCTATCTAGCGATTACGGAAGATTAACCGCTCCACCTTCATCTTGAGCACCAGACTCATCAGAAGCGTGCGTTCCCATATATGTGATTTGAATTCTTGAAGTTGCTTTTCCATTTGCACCAGTTGAGTAATTAATTGGAATGCAGTTTTGAACAATCATTACTGGAGTATTTGATTGATCTTGACGATCAAGCATTGCCAGTGTGATTGTTTCAAGATTTAACAAATCTTGTAACTTAGGCACTTTAGGTAAAACGTGTCCACCATTACCGATAATTCGGAAGCCGGAACAGTTAACTGTTACAGCTTCGTAAGATGTTTGTGTAATTTCAGCAGGACTGTAGCGACCCAGAATGTGGATTGCTTCAGCTCCGATGTTTACCGCGTATGAACAGCTGTCAAAGATACCAACCAATACGTTATCAACGTATACTTTAGCTCTCGCACCTGTAAAAACTTTTGCTTTTGCCATGTTTTAAATCTCCTATCTATTACGCAGCACTTTGAACTTGGCTGATGTCAATGTTAATTGGGATGAACAAGATTGCAGTAGCAAGCTTGATTTCAACTTTAACTTCCATGATTGGACCTGAAATCTTAACTTTAGCGTTTTTGAAACCCAAAGGAGCATCGTCAGAAGCAGCAATCAATTTTTGTTTTTTGTATTGGTCCATTTTAGAAGCCAAGAAAGCAACTGCAGTAGAAGCATCTACATCAGCCAAAGATTGACCAACGAAAGCAACTTGAAAACTTGCAGCTAAATCAAGAGCAACTAAATCAGCAGCATACATAGCTTGGATTGAGTTGTAAACGAAGTTTGTATCAATACCATAAGTAGTTTGATCACTAACCCATTTAACACCAACAACTGCTTTTTCCATGAAAAGCAATCCAGCATCCAAAGCTTCTTCGATTTGACCTGGAGAACCAGAATCGAAACCAGAAGGATCTGTGTAAGCAATTACATTTGCAAACTTATTAGTGATAGATTTGTAGAATCCAGCAGCTTGCATACCAGCAGCGATAGCCGCAGTGTGCCAAGGTAATTGATTTACTACAACACCAGCAGAGTTTGCCTGACTAGTTTTTTGCATAGCCAATGAAACACGAGCATTTGCTAATGATTGAGCGCGAGACTTAGCGTCAGCATAAGAACCCCAGAAAGATAAGAAAGCAGATCTGTGCTTTTTGATCTTAGAAGTTGACATTTTAAGTACGTGACTCTTAACCAATGCATTTACAGCATCGATAGTATATGTAGAACCAGATTCTGATAATCCTTCGGCGATATCTTCAGAAGCATCTCGACTAAATAAAGGAACAACAAAATTTACATCAATGCTTTCCATTTCTGTAACCGCAGATACGATATTTGCAGCTGAAGTACTTCCTTTAGAACCACCAGATAAAAATACCTTTGAAGCCATTGGAAGTGGCAATCCAGCTGTTGCAGTAGCGGAATAGCTAAGTGCAGCAGATTGACCAGCAGCTTTTGCAAAATTTGCAGCAGCTTTTTTGATTCGACCTGGAGTCAAATCAGCAGCTGTTGAACAGATTGGCTGAGCCGACATGTTGTCCAATGCAACTGGTGATGTTTGTGTAGAAGCAGCAACAACAGAGCAAGTGTATCCTGTTTGTGAATTGATATACGCAGCTAGATCAGATAATGTCAAATATTGATTTAAGCTGATTGATAAGTTTGCACCAGAACCACCAGTTACGGTAGTAGACAATGTACTATCAGAGATAGTTACAGTTGCAGTAGTTCCTTCGTATCCAATTAATAGAGCGATTTCAGCAGCAACAAGGAAAGCCTCATTGGTGTTGTTGTCTTGTCTATTAATGTCAAGTTCAACTTCAGGTTCTTGGGCAGAAACATTTAATCCTGGATCATGGCCAATAGCATCTAAATCACCAGGTGTAGAGTCGATAAGCTCAAAAGCTTTACCCCAACCTTTTAAGTTAGCATTTGCATCAGCATCCATTGTAAATTTTAATGTATCAGTTGCAGTTCCAGCAGAAGCTTCGATACCAGCAGGTAATAAGGCATTTAATTCTACAATCAAAGTAGCAAGGTCAGCATGGTCAGCAGGAGTGTTGCTCAATGTTACAGAAGCAGAAGCTCCACCGTTTAAACGGATGGCAAAGTTTAAACCATTTAAAGCAGCACCGAAAGCAGAGATTACAGAACCTGTAATACTAGGAGCAACCTCGGAAATAGATTGAAATACTTGATAAGAGTATTTGTTTCCATCTAAACCCCAGTTCTTGTCTTTTAAAGTACCGTAGTTGGTAGGGATAATAGCCTGTGCTTTACCGCTAATGTTGGTTTTAGAAATATAAATTCTGTTAGCAGCTCCACTGATGTTTGCATCAGAAGAAGGAGAAGCTAATGCTCGGAAAGCATCAACGATTGGACCGCTGATATATTTCTTTTGCACTTCTTGCAATTGATCTGGTGTATAGAAGTTATCTTTCAGTAAATCACCATTTGCTGAATCGATACCTTTAGAAGCAGCTCCACCAGAAGCCTCGCCCATGATTACGATGTTTCCAGAACTAGCAACACCTACTGGTGTGGATTTGACATTAACGTCAAAATACGAACCAGGTCTGTTAGTGTTTACTGTATCGGTAGTTAGTCTTTGTGCCATTTTTTAACTCTCCTTGCCTTAAATCTTATATCCGAAGTGTTTTACGCCTTCGTTGAATTTTTCTTTTTGGTTCATACCTATTGCTTTCAAATGTAACCACATTACATCTTCAATTTCAGGCGCAAGGTTTAACTTTCTTTTTAATTCAACAAAGTAAGTCCTAAATTCTTCTCTCGAAGCATCTACAAGTTTTTTGGCCTGCATCTTTGCTTCGTGATTAGCTCGTCGCACTTCAGCAGGCGACAATTCTTGGGTTTCTTGTTTTTTAGCCATTATTTACCAGCCTTCGGTGCGATTCCCATTAGTTTTTCCACCGATTTGTTTTTTTCCATCTCAAGTTTTGGGTCTTTCTTGACTTGCTGTGCCGGTGTTTCTACCGGTGGAGCGTCGGCTAATTTAGCCGCAGCTTGCTCGTCTGAATTACCAGCTTTTTTCATTTTGCGTTGTAGCATGAATTTCTTCAGGCTTGGTCGCATTTCACCACATTTTTCAGTTTCTGATTTTGCAAATGGAGGTTTTTTATCTCCACCTACAGCAGCTTTAATCTTGTCTTCTTTACTTGAATCATCAGAAGGTTTTGATTTAGCAGCAGCGTCAATCTTTGCTTTGTGTTCGGGAGCTTCACCAGCTTCCTTGTCACCATCAAGATCTTGTCCAGAAGCCTCTTCTTCAGCTTCCATAGCATCAGCACCATCAATATCGCCGTCGCCGTCTTTATCAGCAGCTGCCATAGCGTCAGCACCGTCTACATCACCGTCACCATCTTTATCAGCTGATGCAGGTTTAGCTTGTTTTTTTCCACCCTTACGATCTTCATGACCACCAGAGTTTTCGATGTCAGCTTCAGCCAAATAAGCAGGTGCTTCAGCATCGTCATTTGATGGCTCACCACCAGGTTCGATTTCATGAGAAGTGTTTGCTTTAGCCAATTGAGCGGCCTTAAGCATTTCGTGTGTCTTTTTAAGGACAGCAACTGCCACTTCTTGGGCTGTATAGAACTTCTCTTCATTTTTAGGTTTTTGAGCCATATTTTCCCTCAAATATTTTTTCACTTACATCCCTAAAGATTGCGATTTCTTTGGGATTTTATGGTATACAATAATTTATTTTTTGCGTTTTTTATGCATAAATTTCTTTAGCTTTGAAACGCCTTTCTCTTGTGATTCCGCAGACTTAGACTTGTTAACAACACCCTCTTTGGTTGCAGGAGGAATTTTATCAGGGTCAACCTGAGCTGTGTAATTTCTGTCCAAAACATCCCGAATTACTTCTTGGGCAACCTTCGGTCCACCCTTTTCTAAAGCAGCTTTGACTACCTTATAAAGAGCTTTCTCTAAGTCTGTATTTTCTTGTTCTTTTTCTGTTTTCATACACTAAAGATTGCTATTTTTGTTCGATTGTAACCCAAACTTCATCATCTTCTTCTGTTTGAGTGTTTTTGTTGCTTAAAATTTTAATGCCAGATTTGAATACCACACCCTCATCTCTATCAGGGTCGTTTAAATCTATAGCCTCAATAAATCGTTTTGGGGTTTTAACCCAGCTTTCCTCTACTTGTCCAGAAAGGGTAATCCAACGAGAATAAATATTTTCTTCTTGCATCATTTCGTTTCGCATCATGTCGGTGCAGGATAAATTTGACAATTGAAAGTTATTGTATTCTAGCAGACCTTCGCGATAACGAAATAAAGAGTATTTGACAACGCTGAACAGGAAGATCAGTAAAGATGGGTCTCCATGAGCATGACATCCAATGTTGTATTGTTCTTGAGATGTAGCTCTTTCTCTTCTGGCTCTGTAGGTTGGGTATTGTGGAATAATTACCAATTTACCCTTGGGCAGTTTAGAGCCTGCTGTAATTTGAACGCCATTGATTCCGGCCTTATCGATAATTTCAAAAGCATTGCCTGTTTTAGGATCAGCTAAAAGCATACCCTTACCAACATATCGATATTCAGGAATATCCGTTGGAAGTTCAACGATGCCAGTATCTTTGTCATAAGAGACTGGTGTAAATGAAGAAACTATAGGTTTGATTGGCTTGCCAATTTCATTTGGCGAATAATCTTCAAAGGCAATAGATGCATCGCCTAATGTAGAAAGGCTTTTATCTTCGTTTGAATTACCGATTGAAATTGTAATGCATGGGTATTCCATCTTATCTAAACGATGGTGCATATATACAGGAATGTTTGTATTTAAAATAAATTCTTTAGCTCTGGTAATTTCTTTCATACCGTAGCGTTTAGCAAGAATTGGATTTTCATTTAAAGATGCAAAGACATCCTCTATCAACCAAGGATTTTTACGCATATCTTCTAAAGATAACTCAATTGCTGTCTTGATAATCAAGTCACCCTGAAAAATACCAATGATATCATCGTATTCTGACATGGTTAATCCTTTCCGTTATACTTCTCAAAAATTGCTGGAAGAATGTCTTTTTCCCAAGTTTGCATGGCCCAATCAAAAGCCTTATCGAGAATCTTATTGCCTTGTCGACCTGGGTGTACCCACAGACCTTCATTTTTATGTTTTTCGCTTATTACACGAAAGGTCATAATATCTCTGCGAACACTTCCATCTTTTTGTTTTGTTTGATAAACACTAACGCCCTTAGTTAAAGGGTTTTTGTGAATATCTTTTTGGGCAATTGCTCTTGGATTGTTAAATTGAAACGAATGTAATCTTCCGATTCGTGGACTTCCATCTTCATTTTTTTCAATTTTCTTCCAGGCAACGCCCTTTTTTTTCAACTCGTACTGAATCTCTTTAGCCAAGTCATAAGCTTTGGGAGATTGTTCTGTTGGATTTTTATTATGTTTAAATGGTATAATGGCATATTTTCCATTCTTACCCTGTCTGGCAGATTTACCGTTCAGTAACTCTTCCATAAATCCAGATTTGCGACCTTCTTCAATCCACATCGCTGGTTCTTTTAAAGTAACTACCCAAAAATTTGGAGCTGGATTTGAGAATTCAACATTGTCCTTATACATTTTAGAAAGACTTGTAAGTTCTTCTGTAGCAAGTTCCAAAGTTTTAGCGTGAGTCATTGATGCAAGATTTTCTACACCCTTGGTAAGGTCTTCTTGAACATCTTTTTTAACACCGTCTAAATGCTTGGAAAGTCTTTCAATATCAACATTAAACTTTAAATTACTCATCGTCTTGACTTGACTGACCAGCTTGATGTGTCGGTCGATCACCCATGTATGGTTTATGACTCTTAGATTTTCCACCCATTTTTGGATGATGTTGAGGTCTGTTTTTCAAACCAGCCTTATTGTGGTTGGTTGCAGTTGGATCGCCGTCAAAATCTTTCAAAAATCCAGTAGTTCCTTGTCTCCAGGATTCAGAGCCAGTACGACCATCGATAACTTTTAATTTACCGTGATGCACAGCACCAAGCGGCGGTTGCGGCTTGGGAATGTGTTTCGTACCCTTGTCTGGCAGGTTCTTAGGGTCTTTCGGAGCCTGCCCGTTTACTTTTTTTCAGATGGTTTTTCATCATTAGGTTGTGCATCTTGGTTAGCTGGTTGAGCTACCTGGTCTTCACCTTGATCATCAGCTTCAGGCATTGCCTCAGCCATTTGATTAGTATCAGCAGCTTGTTGCATATCTTGCTCTGGAGCAAAACCTAATTTTTTAGCCATAGAAATCATAGAACGTAACATGGTTAATGTTGCATTATATAGATCAGGATTTTGTTCGCGTGCTTGCTCTAGCATCATTTTGTTGTCTTTGAAAGCTAACAATGCATTTGCAATATCTTGTTTCAATTCTTGATGATCAGCATCATCAGCAGAATCATCACCTTCAGGCGACATTTCATCACCTTCTTGATCATCAGACATATCGTCATGAATCATATCTGCTAATGGATCTTCGTCGCCAGAAGCTGTATCTTCAGAACTTAATTCTTGATCGTCTGAATCTTCTTCGGAGTCTTCGAACTCACCTTCATGAGGAGCATGATGACCATCAAAAGAATCATCTTCAGAATCATTATCTGGAAGGTCGTCGCTTTGGTCTGGAGCGTCTTCCATATCTGCCTCGTCTTCTTGTTGCTCACCGTCAGCCGTTCCAAAATCTTCTTCAGTTTTTCCATCGATTTCTCCGTGTTTTTGTTTAGGAGATTTGTTTGCAGGTGCAGAATCATCAGGACTATTTAAAGCTTCTTCGTTGTCGTCGGACACATCATCCTCATTTCCAATTGGAGCTTCATCAGAATCATCAGAATCTGAATCAGCATCTTGTGCGTTAGGGTCAGCTGCTGGTGGTGTAGCAGGTGCAGGTTTATTCATAGCTTTGTTTTTTGGCATAGCTTTGTTATCTTGAATATTTGTATTTGCTTCAGCCTCTGCACCTTCTTCAGCAGGAGCTTTTGGAACAATACTGTCTTCCTCAGCACCTTCTTCTGGTGCTACTTCTTCAGCTTGTGATTCGTTATCTTCCATAGCTTGATCTTCTAGATCACCTTCAGCTGGAATTTCTGGAGCTTGGTCAATATCTTGTGATGGATCTTCATCACTAGATTCGTCTGAAAGATAATCTTCCATATTAGGATCATAGTGAATCGTTTGATTTTTACCATTCATTTTGCCATAGATTAGGGCTTTAGAAGCCTGTGACATAGAAGCGCCCACACCAACAGTTAAACCATGACCAGACGATTCTTGATAATCTTGTCTGATGGAATCCATTTGCGCAAGAGCGTCGTCTGGAACTAAATAAATAGCTTCATCTCCAGAGCCAGTGATTTTTTTACCACCAATTCCCTCTGCCCATTCATCGATCTTTTTGTGTGCTTGATCAATAGTAGAACTTGCGTTCGCTAAATCCTGGTGATCATCATTGGCAATTGCGTTACCAATTCTAGTACCAACATCATCTCCGTTCACCGCCAAGTAGACATTACCCATTTTGCAACTCCTTAATTTTATTACTTTTCTTTAAATTTTCTGAAGCTGGCAAATACTGCAAATTCCAAGGAACATGCAATCCACAAACATCTGGATGATTTAAAGGAATGATATGATCGACATGAAATCCTTTTGGACAATTGTTGTAAATATCTTTAATTTCATTCATTACATTTGTAAAAGTAGCTTTTTGAACTTTAGCTCTTCTAATACTTG